AATGAAGCATGGAACATGTCATGGGGTGAGGGTATTCAATTCCTAATCGTATTGATTATCCTATACTATATCAAGAAACGTATTGACTTGCACTTCGCAAGAAAGAATGCAAAGAATACTATCTACAAAGTAAAAATTGTAGACAAACCTTGAGCAAATTCGACTTTTAGTTCCAAAAATACCGGAAAAAAAATTCCGGTATTTTTTTTGCCTTAAGGTTTTTTATCTAGGTGACAGTACTCTAAGATTGTCGCCTTTTTTAGTGCGACTATCAATATATTGTGAACTATCTGTATATCTCATTATTTCCTTCATATCTAAGAATATCTGTGTTAGGAAATTAGTTCTAAGTAAATATATGGTTCTCTTGGCATCATTCTTATTAACTTCATATTGGTAATTAGTAATTCCACCCATTACCTCAGTTCCTAATATAGTTTTGTTGCCTTGATCATAATAATTGAATTGAAATGTAGAATCTACCACCAGACCTTCACTAAGAAGTAATGCACCGGTGCTAGGATGAATTATCTCTTTGGTTTCATAATGATGAATATCATTGAGGTGCTCTTGAGTATATTTGTTATCTAAGTAACGGTTTAGATCTGTATCAGACATTGGCCACTCATCACGAACATTCAATATATTATTTGACAATAAAACCACCCAATCAAGGTTTGAATCCCCATATGCTTTGAATGCTACATTATCAGGTCTATCATCACCTTGTATTGCAAATTCTTCAAATGCCACTGCATCACGAAATATATCATCACGAATTTTTGCACGTTTGAATAAATTTTTAGATTTTACAAAATCAGTACTAGAATTCCTATTATCGGTAAAGGATGGTAGTAAAATATCGGGGAAATTGGTGAAATATGCCATTAGAATCCTGTATCCTCCAGTGAAATTGGTTCAAATCCTCCTAAACCTTTTGGACTTCCAAATTCATCAGAGAAGGCCAAAGGACTTCCCGGTTCAAGATCATTGAGGTAATCATTACGGAATATTGGGGTAAGTTCGGTAAAGTTCAAATTCATAATAGTTCTAACCGGTGATGACCCTGCTGCAGAGTCCTCATATGATTGATACACTCCATCAGGAGCATAATTTATCTCACATGTTGTGAGTGCACATATTTTATGTACTGGCAGACCCTTTATTCTTTGTCCTTCATTTGTTCGGTATCTAATTCTGAAGATATTTGGAGATCCTAAAAATATTCTATTTTCGATAGATCTTCCCGGTGCCATACCTTGTTTGAAGAATCTTTGTATTCTTCTCATTACAGAGGCATCTAATTCATCATTTGGAGCAAAATTGAAGGAAAATACAAAATTTCTCAATTTAGGACCATTGAACAATAATTCTAAGTTGGGGTTTATGACTGTTCCTACTGTTCTTGCCAACATTTGATTTGCATCAACATTTATTCCTGCTCTACTCAAAGCAAATTGTGATATTATGGCACTAATTGCTTCTCCTGTTGCACCACTTACTGATCCTCCTCGTATGCTATTCAGAATCTTCTTTATATCTCCTCCTATCGATTCAAACGCTTGTCCAAAATCTCCACCTCGCACCGCTTGCCTTACTGCATTTTGTGCGGACATAAATGCTGCCATTTCCAGAGGATTTGCTCTTCCATCTCCCCATGCAACACCATTAGTGAAACTTAGATTATTAGGAATTGGCATTTTTACCATACCTAAAAAGTTTCTTAGCACAGAATTTCTTGTGACACCTTCAAGATATGGAGATCCGGTAGTAGCCTCCTGACTTATATTCAGTGTACTTGTCTTCAATTGGTTTTGTTGAGGAGGACTATATGAAAATTGTTCTAATATGATATGATCTTGACCACCTATAGTTCCTTCACTTCCATATACAGCATCATGTGGATATTTCAAAGCAACAAAACTATCCTTCTCAACACCAAATGATTTTACGAATCTTTCATCATCTTCTTGGAATAATTCATTAATAGCAACATCTTGAGGATCATATGTCGCTATTCCAGCAGATTCACCATGATTCTCTAGTTCATCCTCAATAATTGTCTTTGTATCGTCAGTTTGTTCATCTGCTATTTCCTCAAAAATTTCAACTGTGCTTAATTCAGAGGTACTAGACCCACTTTGAGTTTTTCTTTCTTCTAAGGTATCAAATGTGTATCCATCTCGTAAGAAACCCTCATGAGTAAGTTCTTTATTAACAATTTCTTCATATCTATCTGCTACCCAATGTGCTCCATTTCCTCTTAGATCTTTTACCAGTTGTTCTTTATCTAAATTATAGGTATCAGCATACATGTCTAACTGAAATAGTTGTGTCAGAATAGCAACTTTTGTATTTGGGTGGTCGTAAATAGAGTTATAAGCGTTGACATTATATTCCTCTCCTTTTCCAATATACAATCCCTCTCCAGACGCTTTGTATCTTCCCTGCCCGAAAAATGGCATGGTATAGTTTTTTACATTTTTGAATCCGAAGTTCTTATCCATCAAACCAAAAGTCGGACTACCCGGATTTAGATCTATCATTCCTATAAACTTTTCTGCTTCTGCACCAACTACAGCAGTTTCAAATTTTACTTCACCATCTACGAAAGTGGTTACTTTTAGACCTTCTATATTTGGTATCTCTGAATTTATTCCATTTATAAATTCACCATTAGGATTAGTCGTGTGTATTGAATCATTACTCTGTATATAAACTTCAATTCTTCCATCTGGTAAACCAATGACATTTGAACCATTAGTCTGATCAATAAATTCACTTAGATTTTTGAATGTTTCCTGCCAACCACCTACATCTGTATTCAGAAGAAGGTCATAAGAACTCATTATATCATCTGTTTCACCACTCATTACTGATACCTCGCTATATTTACTGGCATTTCAATACCACCTAGAACTCTTACGAATTCTGATAGTGATAGACTAAATGCTTTTTCCCAATCCGACATAGGAACTTCTGAAAAATTTGACCTTACGTAACCGTACAGGTATTTATGGTATCCTGTGACGACTGTTGGATCATTATTTTCATCAATGTACCTCATGATTGCCATTCTGTTTGCTGGTTTGGTGTAATGAAGGTTTATACCATAAAAAGCACCTGACTCTGTTGCTAAGACATAGCATAAGGGGTGCTTATCGTAGAAAGGTAGTGTTTCTTTATACTTTGCAGAGTATCTGAACAGCAAAAGTTTTCCCGGCCTGACGTCGGATGGTTGAGTGTTGAGTAAACTAGATGCCAAGTTCTTTCTCCGTTATGATTTGAAAGTTCCACTTACGATCTTTACAGAATGATTCTGCTGCCTTCCATTTTGCTTGGTTTTTAGCAAATTCATATACCTCTGCAATATACTTCTTAGTTCTTCTTTTCTGTATAGTAGGACCTTTGACCTGTTTTTGTGGTTTGACCTCAATGAGTCTTTCCTCTATTTTACCAGTAGAACTCTTCATTTTGACATAAAAGTCTGGAAAATACCTATGAAAACGATTGTCAATAGGTGATTTGTATGGTATAACTACCTCTTCACTAGACCATTTCAATATATTCACATTACCATCACACCATCGCATGAATTTCAGTTCCCATAAAGAGCGATATATCACCTTAGTGGGATCACCTTTATACTTTTTTGGGTTGGAAGGTCGGAACTTCCCCTTATATGACATACATAGTATATACTGTCCATCTATTTAGATGCCTAATTCAAGAGTTTTTTCAAAAGATAGATTTTACTTGAGAACAGAAGAGTTGTATAATCTCGGTGGGTTCAACAATGCTATACCTGCATTTAATAATCTTTATGACGTTTATATCAACTTCAATACTCAGGGTGGAAATCCTAATCTCATGCAGTTTATAAAGCAGCATGTGGTATTACCCGCTAATGATGTTATGAATGAACCGGGAGATAATTTAGCAATATTCTGTTCAGAAGCGGTTTTACCCGGTTCACAGATTCAAACTGCCTCTGTTAGTGGTTTGAGACAAGGTATAACACAAAATTATGCTGTATACAGGAGATATCCTGATTTCAATCTTACCTTCTATGCTCAAAAAGACTATTTTACTCAAGAAGTATTCAATGCATGGTTAGAATATATTTCACCTATACAAATTGAAGATCGGAATCATGGTAGTATAGATCGACAAAGAGGTAGAGATAATGCTTATAAAAAACTAAAATATCCTAGATCCTATAAATGTGAGATGGAAATTACAGCGTTTAGTAGTGATTTTCTAATGCCTGAGAGTAGACTGGAGGATTCAAGTCGTGTACGTAAGAGGACACCTAACTTCATCACATATTATATGAAGAATTGTTTCCCTGCAAGTATTATTGCTGCTCCTTTGGCGTATGGAAAGGCAGAGTTGGTGAAAACCACCATCACTTTCAAATATGACTACTTTACTATTGATAGAGGTGCAAGAACTAATGACGAAGAAACTTCACTACAACAAAAAGCAAGAAAATTAATAAGTCCATTTATGCTTGCTATATAATATACTGAATTGAAAAATTATGCCATTACCAAAGGTTTCAACCCCGGTATTTGAACTAGATTTGATTTCATCTAATAAAAAGGTAAAATTTCGCCCCTTTTTAGTAAAAGAGGAGAAATCATTACTTGTTGCATTAGAAAGTGGTGATGATAAGACTATCCATAATACACTCAAAAGTGTGTTGAAGTCTTGTATTCTCACTCGTGGCATCAAAGTTGAAGAACTACCTAGTTTTGACTTAGAATACTTATTTTTGAATATAAGAGGTAAATCAGTTGGTGAAACTGTAGAATTACTTGTCACATGTAAGGATGATGGGGAAACTCAAGTCCCTTTGACTATAGAAATGTCAGATATAAAACTAAATGTGCCTGATGAACATAATGATACTATTGATTTAGGAAATAATCTATTTCTAAAACTAAAGTATCCTTCACTTGAACAATTTGTACAAAATAACTTTATTGTTTCCGAATTGAAAAGCACAGATTTAGTTGAAAAGACATTTGAAAGTGTCGCTGATTGTATTGATCAAGTTTATAATGAAGATGAAGCGTGGTCTGCAAGTGAATGTACAAAAAAAGAATTATTAGATTTTGTCGGGCAATTAAGTTCAAATCAATTTCAAAAAATTGAAGAATTTTTTACCACAATGCCTAAGTTGTCATATAAAACCACAGTGAAGAATCCTAAAACTAAAAAGGATAATGATGTTGTAATTGAGGGTTTATCAAATTTTTTCGCGTGATGATGTATCATGAGTCTCTATCATCATACATGGAAAATATGTTTGCTCTGGTTCAATTCCATTCATGGAGTATATCAGAGGTAGAGAATATGATACCGTGGGAAAAACAAACCTACATTGAAATGC